AAAGCCTTTATTCAAGATGCTATTATGACAATGCTTGGTGACGGAGTTTGTGCTATCGTTCCTGTTGAAATTTCTAGTCATCCCTTGGAAAGTTATTATGATATGCTATCCATTAGGGTTGGCGCTATTCGTCAATGGTATAACTATGCTGTTGAAGTAGACATATATAATGAGCTAACGGGGCAGCATGTTCAAAAGGTTTTGCCGAAATCCTATTTAGCTATACCATACAATCCATTCTATTCTATTATGAATGAACCCAACTCCACTCTTAAGAGATTAGTGGATAAGCTGGCGTTATTGGATGTAGCAGACAGACAGTTGTATGCAGGTAAACTAGATCTGATTTTACAACTACCTTATACGTTGAAGAATGAGCGAAGAAGAGAGGAAGCTGGAAGGAGATTAGCTGATTTAGAAGCGCAACTATATAATAGGGAGTATGGTGTGGGTTATGTGGATGCTACAGAACGAGTGGTTCAGTTGAATAGGCCAGTAACAAACACTTTGTTTGATACTGTTACCGGTCTTACACAGAGTTTGTATAGTCAACTTGGTTTAACACCGAATGTATTCAACGGAACCGCCACACAAGAAGAAATGTTGTCATATAACAACAGAACTGTACTCCCCGTCCTTAGGGCGATTCTAGAAGCCATGACAGGAGCATTCTTTTCAAGAACAGCAATACGACAAGGAAACGCTATTCTAGCATTTCCAGATTTGTTCAAAATGGCACCGCTCGAGGTATTTGCCGAAGCGGCCGATAAGTTTACTCGCAACGCTATTGTCACATCTAATGAGATTAGAAGCGCTGTTGGGCTTAAACCATCATCCGATCCTGATGCAGATGCTCTTAGGAATAAGAATCTTAACTTGTCCGATAACAAAACCGATCAAGAGGAAAAAAAAGAACCAACCAATGATAATATTGATAAGGAGTTAAATTAATGCCTGACATAACAAATTATGATTTTTCTGGTATGTCAACCGTTTATGAAGTACGATGTCAAGACGGTCGATATATTGAGAAAGGAGCGTTCGATCATCAGGATGGACAAACCGTCCCGATAGTATGGAAGCACGCTCACGGCGTGATTCAAAACATTTTGGGTCATGCTGTTTTAAAAACCTCAGAGAGTCCTTCTGGGATGCGAGCATATGGGTTCTTCAACATAACACCAGAGGGGCAAACAGCAAAGATTCTTGTCCACAATCGAGATGCGGATGCATTATCCATATGGGCAGATCATGTTGATGAACAAATTACTGGTAATGTTAAACACGTAAAACGTGGGATGATTAGAGAAGTTAGCTTGGTTCAGGCGGGAAAGAATCCAGGAGCAAAAATCGATGAGGTTATTCGTCATTCAGATGATGAAGACGAGATGTTCTTGCAAGGAGTTATTATTCACAATAGTAACGAATATAAGATTGAATTACCAACGAAACCAACCGAAGAACCAGAAGAAGAACCAGAAGAAGAACCTATTGTGCATGCTGGTCCAACATTGAATGATGTGTTAGATTCTTTTACCGAGGAAGAAACCGAATTGTTTAATTTTGTTGTTCATTCCGCTGCAATCGGAAAGAAACCAGATCCATCTGGAAAAACCGCAAACGGTGGACCAACTTTACAAGAAGTTTTTGATAGTATGACTGAAGAGAAGAAAAACGTTTTATATTTTGTAGTTGGGAACGTATCCCAATCAAACCCGATTTCACAAGGAGAAATTATGCCTCAAGTACACAATATTTTTGACCAGCCGAATAGTGATACTCTTCCCACAGGGATAGCTGGTAAGCACCTTTTTGGTAAAAATGTCTATATTTCCCATGGTCGCCCAGAACTGAGAGAAGTTTTGAAAGCGGCTCAAACTGGTAGAGTGAATTCTTTACGAGAAGTATTCGATAAAACGGGAATTACCGCAGAAATTGCAAATTCTTTTTCTCACTCTATTACTAATGTTTCATATTTGTTCCCGGATGCCCAAAATGTTTCCCCCGGAGGCCCGCAATGGTATCAACGGCCGATAGAATGGGTAGAAAAGGTTCTTAATGCTTGTCAGCCCAAACCCTTTAGTAGAATTAAATCACGATATGCCGATTTGACTCCTGATGCTGCGAGGGCTAAAGGTTATGTAACAGGTGCGCAGAAAGCGGAAGAGGTAATCGCTACTTTGTATCGCGTTACCACACCGCAAACTGTTTACAAATTGCAGAAACTCGACAGAGATGATATCCTAGATATCACCGAGTTTGATGTTGTGGTTTGGTTGAAAGAGGAAATGCGCATGATGCTTCGTGAAGAACTTGCGCGCGCAATCTTGATTAGTGACGGCCGTTCCGCGGGTGCTGACAAAATCGTTGAAACAAATGTTCGCCCGATCTATAATGACGATCCTGTATATACGGTTGATGGATTCTGGAATGATGTTGGTAACTTAACAGCTCTTGCCTCTATGACAACGGCAGAAGTTATTATCCTAATCGATTTTATCGCTTCCCAGCAACAATATTATAGAGGGGCGGGTTCCCCTGTGTTTTATTGTGCCCCGGCCACATCTACTCGATTTTTATTACTTCGTGATGGCAATGATCAACGAATTCATAAAAGCATGGCTGACGTGGCGGAAGCTCTTCGCGTTTCTGCTGTGGTGGACGTTCCGGTTATGGCTGGTCTGTCGACCGCGGGTGTTGTTGATCCTCCTGGGTTGCCGACAGGAACTTACACCTTTGAACATTTGGGTGTTATCGTTAATTTAAGTGATTATACTATCGGTATGGATAAAGGCGGTCAAACCTCATTCTTTGAGGACTTTGATATTGATTATAACAAGATGACATATCTATATGAAACACGCCTATCTGGTGCGTTGGTTGTACCGAAATCCGCCATCTCCATCGATAACGTTACGGCATTTGTCTAATGAGTAGATTCTTCGGTGCAATCGGTATTAAGAGAGATCCGGTACAGACATCCCCCGGCGTATACGACCCCGTTATTGAGGAGGTGGAAGTAAAAGGAGAAATTCGTAACATCCGAGCAGCATGGCAGGCTAATCAGCTATATGATACTGTCCAGGCTCGACATGTATTATCGATAATTGCGCCGGAGGAAGCCATAACCGAGTATCATGAGGTGGTTTATATTTTATGGCAGAACGTAAAATGGTCCGTCGTTAGTATAGAGTATAAGCCACCTCGTATAGAATTTGGTTTAGGGGGCGTTTATAATGGATGATAATAGTATTAGAACATATTTGCATAATCTTTTAATGGCCGCATTTCCAGATTTAGAAGCTACTAATTCTATAGTTTATAGACCGTCTGGGCAAGTAAAATTGACATATCCATGTCTTATTTATGAACCACGAAGGACTCACACTAGTCATGCTAATAACTTTTTATATGTGGCTGGAACAAGGTTTTTGGTTACTATTTTATCCCAACGTCCTGGATATTCCAATATAAGGAATATGTTTACCATTCCTGGGATTAGCGTTTCACAGGATACTAGTTTCATGGAAGCAGATATTGTACACGATGTTTTTACTGTTTTTGTAAACGTAATTAGATAGGAGAAATATATAATGGCTATTACAATGAGCTGGGATGTCTCAGCTGCGAAATTGTTTGAATCTGGGATAGACCGCGGAGTGTTCTATCCGAAAAGTGCTGGTACGTATCCAGCCGGCTACGCTTGGGAAGGGTTAATTAGTGTAACCGAGAAACCTGGTGGCGCCGAAGTAACCGATCTGTTTGCTAACAACGCAAAGTATGCTGGTTTGGTGTCCGTTGAAACCTTTGAAGGAACAATCGAAGCCTATACATTTCCAAATGAATTTTTGGCCGCTATGGGTATGGTTGAGCATACAACGGATACGGGTGTTATCATAGCTCAGCAGGCGCGAATTCCTTTTGCTCTTTGCTATAGGACTCGTCTTGGTTCTGATGCTGCCGGAGATCAGGCTAACTATAAAATTCATATTATTTATGGTTGTATTGCTAGCCCATCAGAAGTAGCACGCCAAACCGTCGGCGATTCCCCCGAGGCAGTAACACTTAGTTGGGATTTCAAAAGCACCCCCGCTGCTGCGACCGGATATCAACCTGTAAGTAAGATTGTACTAGATGAAAGTGTTTTAACATCGGGTAATCTTGCTGCTTTAGAGTCTCAATTATATGGCGATTCGGTTGGCCCAATTACAGCAAATTGTCCGTTACCCGACGCCCTCTTTGCCTTGCTAACTTAATTTATACTTAAAGGAGATTTAATAACATGTTAAAAAAAGAAATAACGTATATTGATTTTAATAGAAAAACGCGCACGGACACGTATTATTTCAACCTTTCAGAGATCGAATTGACGAGACTTGAGTTTTCGATACCTGGTGGTATTGGTTTGGAAGCCTATGTTAAAAGCATAGATGTAAAAACCAATCCTGAAGCAATTCTTCAATTGTTCGAAAATATCATACGTCTTTCCTATGGTAAGAAAAGTGATGATGGTAGATACTTTGATAAAAGCGAAGAAGAAACAACTAAATTTATGAATTCTGCTGCGTATAGTGCTTTCTTTATCAGTTTGATACAGGATGCTGATGCAGGAGCAGAATTTATTAAACAAATTGTGACATACACTACCACCAATCGCCCTGCGCGAAAAAGCAAAGATACAGAATAGTTATTGGAGATAAGAGAATGTTAGAGTTGGATGTTTTAGGTATCGAGTTATTGGACGAATCAACAAATATGTTTGTTTACACGGAACCAATGAGCATTAAGTTAGAGCATTCTCTTATTTCCGTGTCTAAATGGGAAGGATTGTGGGAAAAGCCTTTTCTTCCAACTCGACCTTTTATAAAAGGAATAAACGGGTTTGAAGAAGAGGTTTCTTACATTGAATGTATGATTATAGGCAAGTATGAACCGCACGCCTCGGCAGCATTATATCAACAATATATGGCGACAATAAGTAACTATATGAATAAACCGCATAGTGCGACAGTTATTAAAAGCATTGGCCCGGAAATCTCTAGATCAAGAGAAGTAATAACTAGTGAGGTAATCTATTATCTTATGGCAAAGTTTGGTATACCATTCGAATGTGAGAAATGGCACTTTAATAGATTACTAACCCTGCTGCAGGTTTGCAATGTAAAAGAGTCTAAGGGAAAAGGTAGTAAACTATCAACAAAAGAGACATTGAATTGGATGGTTCAGCTAAATAAAGAAAGACAGGGGTTGCTATGAGCATACGAGTAACAGAACCCAAGTTCAAAAAGACATTGGCCTGGTTAGAACGTTTGAGTAAATTGGATGTCTACCATTTGATGAATGATTTCGGAAGGAAAGGGGTTACAGCACTAAGTAAAGCCACGCCCAAGGATAGTGGGGAGGCAGCTAACGCCTGGAGATATGAAATAAGAGGAAGTAAAGGCAAATACAAACTAATCTGGACAAATAGTAAGATTGTTGGTGGGGTTCCGTTAGTTATTATGCTACAATATGGGCATGCTACAAAAAGCAATACCTATGTTGCTGGTAGAGATTTCATTAATCCTGCTCTTGACCCAATTTTTAGAGATTTAAAACGTAAACTGGAACGGGAGGTATTCGGATGACAACAACTATAGAAAGAGAAATAGTTCAGTTTATGTTCGATACCAAAAATTTTCAAAATGGTATAAAGGATTCTTTAAGAGGAATCGCGGATTTAAAGAAAAGTCTCGATTTTAATCGTGCCCAGGAGAATTTTGCCCAATTAGAGAAAGCCTCGGCTAAAGTGGACTTCGAAAGCTTAGGAAATGCGATATCGTCCATAAATAGCAAGTTAGGAGTTATGGGGGTCGTCGGTGCGAAAGTAATTTCAGATCTGACCGGTGCCGTAATTGGTAAAGCAAAAGATCTATTCAATACATTAACAATAACTCCATTAACAACCGGTTTAGAAGAATACGAAACTCAGTTGAACGCTGTTCAGACAATTTTGGCAAATACGGCCAAACACGGAACAACACTTGATGATGTTAATGCGGCGCTTGATCAGCTGAACACATACGCTGACAAGACGATTTACAATTTCACGCAGATGACCAACAGTATTGGCAAGTTCACCACAGCTGGGGTGGACTTGGACACTAGTGTTTCTGCGATTAAGGGTATCGCAAACCTTGCTGCCTTGTCTGGTTCGAGCGCCGAACAAGCTAGTACGGCTATGTATCAGCTTTCCCAAGCCATCTCTAGCGGTACTTTGCGTTTGCAAGACTGGATTTCAGTTGAAAATGCCGGAATGGGCGGTGAAATTTTTAAACAATCTCTTATAGATACAGCTAGAGTTCATGGGGTAGCGATTGATAGAATTATCAAAAATAATGAAGGTTTTCGAAACTCTTTACAAGAGGGATGGATCACCTCTACAATTTTATTAGATTCGTTAGCACAGTTTACTGGCGATTTAACGGATTCTCAATTGGAATCAATGGGGTTTGCTGAAGAACAAATCGCGGAGATTCAAAAGTTAGCCGTTACCGCAAACGATGCTGCTACAAAGATTAAAACACTAACTCAATTGAAAGATACCCTTGCGGAAGCACTACAGAGTGGTTGGAGCACGACCTGGCGAATTATATTTGGTGATTTTGAAGAAGCCAAGGTTCTTTGGGGAAATATGGGTGATCTTTTCGGAAACATGATAGGATTGTCCGCTGATGCCAGAAACAAACAACTAGCATTTTGGAAAGCTGCGGGTGGTAGAGATATTTTAATTAGAGGTCTTTTCAACACACTAGAAGGGATTTCTAACATTTTAAAGGCTATTGGGACCGGATTTCAGGATGTTTTTGCTCCAATTCGTGCCGGGGACTTGTTAAAAGCATCAAAATTATTCTTTAATTTCGGTCTTGGATTGAAACAAGCCTCGCAAAACACAGAAGGACTCAGAGCCATAATTCGCGGATTAGCTTCGGCTTTAGACATTGTATTTTTGGCCGTAAAAGCCATACTTTTGCCATTAAAGGAGGCTTTTTCCAGACTTAGTCCAGCCGCTGGTGGTTTCTTAGATATGGCAGTAAATGTAGCTGAAGCAATAACCGCTTTTAGGGATTTTGCAAAGGAAACTGGATTCTTCAATGATGTTGTTGATAAAGCGATTAAAATTATAGGATATTTGGGTATAGAAGCCAGAAAATTAGTAGAGAGACTATCTGAACTAACCGTTGTTCAAGATATTATTAAATTATTTGATTCGATTAGACCAAAAAGCTTTGAAGATGTCCAAAAGGCTTTTCTTAGTCTAGCCGATGGAGCAGCTGATCTAATAAATCAGTTATTTGGATTTAATGTTGTTCAAAAAGTAATAGATTGGTTTAATGAGTTATCTTTATCTAGCATCGATGATTTATATTTTCTTATATTAGATCTAGGAGATCGTGTAAAAGAACTCGTAAAACAATTCTTAGGCTTAGACATAATACAAGATGTTATAGAATGGTGTTCGGGTATCAAAAGAGAAAACTTATTAGCCGTTTGGCAGATATTTTTAAATATTTTGACGGTTATTGCCGCACCACTTGGATTGGTTGCTTTAGGTATCAAGAAACTCTGTACAGAGATGAAAAGGCTTGGTGTTGTTCAGTCTGTTAATGATTGGTTCAAAAGCATTCCCTGGGACGAATATAAAGAAAAAGTTCTTGGACTTGCTGATGGATTTAAAGAATGGTTTGACGGAATGAAGACTAGCGTAAAAGAATCTGAACTAATAAAATCGTTTCTTGGTTATATCGATACATTTGATGGTAGAAGATGGAATAAATTTGTGGCTCAAGCCAAAGATAGTTTCGGATGGGCGGGCGATTTATCAGCTAAATTAAAAGATATATTTAGCGGTGTAAGTATCGATTGGGGCGCAATACTAGAGGGATTGAAGACTTTTGGTGCGTTCCTTCAGGATCATCTAGTTAATATATTCGACTACTTAACAGAGAATGGTGGTAAGGATGATTATCAAGCGCTATTTG